ATGGTAAGAACATTTAAAAAGAAAAAAAGAAATGGTCGCAAAGCTTGAAACAATAAGAAAAAAAATTAAACAAGGTAAGAAACTAGGATTTAGTGAAAGAGCAAGAGCAGTAAACAAAGGTTTATTACCTAGTAAGGCAAAGAAAAAAAATGGTAAGACAACTAAGAAAAGTAACTAAACAATTAAAAAAAGCTTCTAAGCTTCATGCAAATCAAGCTAGAATAGTTGCAAATTATGTGAAAAAAAATGACAAAAAAAAGAGACCCAAAAGTAGGAACAGGAAAAAAGCCTAAAGGTTCTGGTCGTAGATTATATACAGACGAGAATCCTAAAGATACAGTTAGAATTAAATATGCAACTGTAGCAGATGCAAAAAAAACAATAGCTAAAGTTAAAAGAATAAATAAACCTTATGCTAGAAAAATACAAATACTAACTGTATTAGAACAAAGAGCAAAGTTTGGTGGTAAACCAGAACAATCAAGATTAGCAAAAGCAGCTAAGAAACAACTAAAGGAAAAGCATAGAAAATATGGCTAGTTCAGGAACTTATAATTTTAATCTAGATATAGATGAAGTAATTCAAGAAGCTACAGAAATGATAGGTGGTGAGCAAACTCTTGGTCATACACCACAATCAGCTAGAAGGTCTATAAATTTATTATTAAATGATTGGCAAAATAGAGGTGTTCTATTATGGACAACATTTACTACAGCAGTTACAGTAGCAACAAGTGTTACATCTTATGATTTAGAAAACTCAGTAAATGATGCATTAGTTATTACAGTTAAAGCAAGTGTATCAGCTACAGAAACACAATTAACAAGAATATCTTTTGAAGAATATAATGTGTTACCTAATAAATCACAAACAGGTAGACCAACACAATATGCTATAAAAAGAAATGTAGATAAACCTACAATATTTTTATATCCTATACCTGATAATAGTTCAGAGATATTAACAATAGAAGCAATACGACAAGTAGAAGATGTAAATAAATCTGCAGAACAAAATGCAGATATACCAAAAAGATTTTTACCTTGTTTAACATATGGTTTAGCTTACTATCTTTCACAAAAAAGAGCAGGTATACCTATGGATAGAATTAGTATGTTAAAAACAAGTTATGAAGAAACATTAAAAAGAGCTATGGAAGAAGATAAAGAAAGAGCAAGCATTTATTTTAAACCTAAATTAGGATATATTTAATGTCTAGAAGAAGTACAAAAGCAAGAGCTATGTGTGATTCATGTTCATTTGTTTATGACATGAGAGTTATGAAACTAAACAGTTATGATATGTTAATATGTCCTGAATGTTTTGAAGGTAATTATGATTTAAAAAATCATCCACAAAATAAATCTGCTGATGTAAGAGATGATACTATAGTTCCAAATGCAAGACCAGATATTTTTGGTAGAAATTTAAAATGGGAAGATGCTAATGTTACATGGAATGATGTTCCAACACCTAATACTAGAAAGTGGGGTACAGTATGAGTGATTTAACTAATAATTTAATTAATGCTACATATAAAAAATTATTACAAGTTAGTACCTCTGGTAATACAGGTATATCAGGAACACTAACAAATGTTCAAACAGGAGATGGAACTAATACAGCAGTTAAAATAGCTACAAGTGCTGTTCAAGTAGATGGTACATTATTTGTAGGACAAACCTTTGGAGTATCAGGTGATGCTTCTGTAGTAGGTGGATTAGCAGTAGCAAATAAAGTTTGTGCTAGTGCTTTTCATGGTGATGGTTCTAATTTAACAGGTTTAGTATTTACAGGTGATGTATCTGTATCTAGTTTAATAGTTACTAATAATATAACTGTAGGTGGTAATGTTACTATTGGTGGTAATGTTATGGTATCTGGTGGTGAAGTTGTAGTTAAAAATACAGGCACACAATCTAATATAAAACTATATTGTGAATCTTCTAATGCACATTATGCAGCATTACAAGCTCCACCACATAGTTCTTTTAGTGGTAATATAACAATAACACTTCCAACAAGTGCAGCAACATTAGTTGGTACATCTACAACAGATACATTAACAAATAAAACATTTGGTGATGCAGTAACTTTTGATGATGATATATCAGTTAGTGGTAATTCAAACTTTGGTGGTACTGTAACAGTTGCAGGAGCAACATCATTAGCATCTACACTAGCTGTAGGTGGTGCTGCTACTTTTGAAAGTACAGCAACTGTATCAGGAACTGCAGGCTTTTTAGGAGCTGTTAGAGTTTCAGGTAATGCATCTGTAGGTGGTACATTAGATGTAGCAGGTAATGTAAGTCTTGGAGGTAATGTAACTGTAAAAGGTGATGTTCATGTTAGCTCTAAAGTTTGTGCATCTGCATTTTATGGTGATGGTACAAATATTACAGGTATACCTATTACAGGTAATATATCTGTAGATAATGCTATAATTGGAGGAACAGCTTCAGTCGTAGGAGCTGCTACATTTAAAGGTGATGTATCAGTATCAGGTGATATGAATATTGGAGGACATGCTACTATTGCAGGTGCTGTATCATTAGGTAGTACACTTGATGTAGCAGGCAATACTTCTATAGGTGGTACATCTAACATAACTGGTAAGGCAGAATTTGAAGGTGATGTATCTGTATCTGGTGATATTAATATTGGTGGTACAGCAACAATAGTAGGAAATACAAGTATTGGTGGTACACTTGATGTAGCAGGTAATGTATCACTAGGTGGTAATGTTACAGTTAAAGGAGATGTGCATGTAAGTTCTAAAGTATGTGCTTCAGCTTTCTTTGGAGATGGTGCGAACTTAACAAATGTGCCTGCAGTTATTACAGGTAATATATCTGTTAATAATGCTACAATAGGTGGTAATGCACATATAGGTGGAACAGTTACAGTTGTAGGTAATGGAACATTTGATGGAGATATTTCTGTATCTGGTGATATAAATGTTGGAGGACATGTAACAATAGCAGGAGCAGTACAACTTGGTTCTACATTAAGTGTTACAGGTTACTCACATTTTAAAGATGATGTATCAGTAAGTGGTAATACTATTGTAGGTGGTACAGTAAGTATTGGTGGTGGTATTATTGATTTAAAAAATACAGGTTCACAATCAGAACTTAGAATGTATTGTGAATCAAGTAATGCACATTATGCTGCACTAAAAGCACCTGCACACTCTGCATTTTCTGGTAATATAGCATTAGTAATGCCTGCAGTTGATGATACATTAGTAGGAGAAGCAGCAACACAAACATTAACTAATAAAACATTTGGAGATAAAGTAGAATTTGATAATGATGTTTGTATATCTGGTAATGCTTTTATAGGTGGTACTGCAACTATAGCAGGTAATGCATCTGTAGGAGGAACATTAACAGTAGGTGGTAAAGCAGAATTTGATGGTGCTGTTTGTATATCAGGTAATACTGAAGTGGTTGGAGATTTAGCAGTAGGTGGTACAGCAACTGTAGCAGGTAATGTATCATTAGGTGGTACAGTATCAGTAGGTGGTGCTGTAAATTTATTATCAACAGTAACAGTAAGTGGTGCAGCAGGATTTTTAACAACAGCAAGAGTATCTGGTAATACAACAATAGGTGGTACTTTAGATGTTGCAGGTAATACATCAATAGGTGGCACTTCAAATATTACAGGTAAAGCAGAATTTGAAGATGATGTATCAGTAAGTGGTAATGTTGCAATAGGTGGAACAACAACAATTACAGGTAACTCTGGTTTCTTAGGCACAGTAAGAGTATCAGGTAATACTTCATTAGAAGGACAATTACAATTAACAAAAAGTGCAGCAGCAGTTGTATGTGCAACAGCTATTAATGGTGTAGCTTCAGTATCATTAAATTTTGGTAATGCACAAAACTTTAGTACAACAGTTACAGCAGCACATACATTAGCTAAACCTACAGGATGTAGAACAGGACAAACAGGAAGTATATTTATGGTTCGCATAATGGGAGTCTTTCAAAATAATTTATTAGCAGGAGCTGCAGCAGCAGCAAGTGCAGGTGGAGCAGGATTTTATAATTATCAAATAGAACAATCTATGAGATTTGATTATATTGGTACTAACTCAGGAACTTATCTTACTAGAACACCAAGTAGTGCAGGAAATAGAAAAACTTATACTATATCTATGTGGGTTAAAAGAACTTCTTTTGCTAATTTAAATCAATTAATTTCAGCACAAGTTACATCAACAACAAATGCTGTAGATAACTATAATTTTAGACCTAGTAGTGAAAACCCTCAATTAAATTTAGGATTTAATGGTGGTAATAGTGGTAGAGTTCAAGCTAGTGCTTTTTTTAGAGATTTATCAGCATGGTCGCATATTGTTATGAGAGTTGATACTACACAAAGCACAGCAGCAGATAGAGTAAGAATATATTTAAATGGAACTCAATTAACAGATTTAGCTTATAATACTTATCCTTCACAAGATTATGAAGGTGGTTTTGGTAATACTAGAGAACATGCAGTTGGTTGGGGAACTGGTGCTAATAATGGTTATCCTTTTGATGGTTATATGGCAGAGGTAATATATGCAGATGGACAATCTTATGCTCCTACTCAGTTTGGTGAAACTAAAAATGGAGTGTGGATACCTAAAGACCCAAGTGGTACAAGTTTTGGTACTACTGGTTTTCATTTAAAATTTGAAAATGCTAGTGATTTAGGTAATGACAGTTCTGGTAATAATAATGATTTTTCAGTAACTAATGGTGGTGCAGACCATCAAGTTCTTGATAGCCCTACATTTGGTAGTTAATATGAAAGGAAATACTATATATGGCAAGTAGTGGAAATATTTGTACTTTAAATCCTTTAACACAACCTAATTCAGGTACATTTAGTGAAGGTAATCTTTTGTTTACTCACACATCTAATGCTTGGAGAACAACAGCAGGAACTCATGGTATGCGTACAGGAAAATGGTATTGGGAATCATATCAATATGAAAGTTTATCAGGTAATGGATTTCCTATAGGGGTATATGATATAGATTCTGGACAATTTGTAAAGGACCAAGCAGGTGATTATCCTAGTGGTAGTTCATCAAGGGGTCCTGCATATTCTGCATATTCAAATAGTGGAAGTTATGCTAGTAGATATAATGCAGGTACAGAAACAAATATGACTTTTAGTATAGGAGTTTCAGGAGATGTATGGCAATGTGCTTTAGATTTAGATAATGGTAAAATATGGTTTGGTAAAAATAATACTTGGGACAATAGTGGAAATCCTGCTACTGGGGATAGCCCTAGTTATTCTGGTGGTCAATTATCAGATTCTACTCCAAGAACATGGGTTCCAGTAACTTGTTCTTATAATGATAGTAGTAGTGAAAACTTTCCACAGAACTTTGGACAAGATAGCACATTTGCAGGAAGAATAAGTGCAGGTGGTA